TTTCCCAGTCAAAAGACTGATGGCCAGTCCAGGTAGATTTACCTGAACCCGGCACTCCAACTAGTACATACAATATTGTCATTTTATTTTTTCTGCCCTAAGTTTGCGGCAACCTTCTTTGACTTCTAATGGATAGTCAGGGCTAATTTCTGCAATGCTACAATTGTATACTCTTTGTTTTGGCCAAGGTATGGTAAACAAAAGATACATTGAAGTAAACATGGCAACTATAGCAATTAGTGTCAAGCACAAGTCCCAATTAATTGTCGGCGCTTTCATTATCTTCCTCATACGCAATGCCTCTGGCCTCTGCATGTTCTTTACACAAGGTAGTTACCCAACCTCCGCCTACTCGCTTGCCAGGGTTCCCACATTCCTCACAAGTAACACCACTCATGCTTTCTGCCATACGAACCATGCCATCGACAATATCGTCTCCACCTGTATAGTAAAATCTTAATGTACCAAACTTTTCTTTAACTTGGTCTAGTGTTACTTGCGGAACAGTTGGAGGCACTGGTCTTGGGCCTTTTTTAAGTGCCTCGGTAATGAATGCATCTGCATTGAGCCAGCCTTTGTGGTAGTCATTTAACAATGTAAGGTCACCTGCTAGTCCAGCCTGCAACATTTCATTGTACTTGACTGCATTGTCGTGTTGCTTTTGTTTCCAGTCAATGTGATGCTGGATATTACCCATGAGCTGATTTAAGATATTGAACCAACCATTGCCACAATCAAAGCCCCAACACATACAGGTTTCTTTCATATCCTTGTGACGGTTAACCATCATGGCAGGATACTTCTTGCACAACAATTCATCCAGTTCTTGTTTCATTTGATTTCATCCGGTGTTTCTACAAAATGACTAATAATCAAATCCAGTGCCGCAATGGTTTGAATGTTAATGCCTACATCTTCTGGATGTAGCCAATAGCCGTCTGGGTTGGCATCACTCTTGGGATTCTTCTTCCACTGCTTCAATTCTTTCTTAAGATTGGCACGATAGTCTTTTAGGTTCATACTGGTAATACGGTCTGCAGTCTCACCATCAATCCATTGGTAAGGTTTATGTTTAGCCTTGCTCATCTATCACTCCTTGTAACATTGTGTTGCGACCTTCTACGCCAATGGTAGAATCAAAAATTTCACTAGTGCGTTGTAACATAGCACATGCTAACATTATAAGCTCTTCTCTATCGTCTGTCAACTGAATGGAGCCATCTATGAGCTCCATTATTTCAGCCATCCTCTTTTGGATATTGTCCATTGCTTCCCTTAAAATAAGCTACGAGCCATAATTGAAAATCCTGTTGCGTGTACCCCAGGTGCACCACCTGCGTTAAACTGACGGACTACATTAAATCCAATGTCGGTGGTGTTGCTTTTCTTAATATTATATCCTAGCACTAGATTCATCTCGCGATGTTGTGGTGCAAGACTTGACCTTACAGTTTGCATTTGTGGATTTGCAGTAGTAGTACCGTCACTGTTCTCTGTGTATGTATACGAAGTTACACCGCTGACACTTGCTCCACCACTTCTAACCTGTACTGGCTGTGCTACTGCCAAAGTAATTACATCATGTAACTTGCCTTGATTGATAAACACTCGTTCTTGTCTTGCACCAAGTTTCCAACTGTCACTTACAATATTAGAATCTAAACGGACCATGCTATCATGTACATTTGAAGTTCTACTAATGCCCATTGTGTAATTACTGATCAATGATGTGTTCTCAGCCACTTTGTATTGCGTACCTAGGCCAACCCAGGTAGTGTTACTAGCACCCAGGGCCATTGCGCCACCACCTTGAGTACCAAGTACGCCGTTGTTTTCTTTTAAAGTACCAACTTCAAATGAGTATCGAGTGCGCTCACTATGTTGCCATTCGTATTGCGTTGCTGTACCGTAGTCGCTGGACATGAATGTCATTGCACCTTCTTTACCAACTGGTGTTGCAAGGTGTCTGTAATTGGAACCAGCCATTGCCATCCACGGAGTACCATATTGGTAACTTAGTGAATTGTTATATCCAACTGCCTGTGACAGGTTGACAGTATAATTACGACCTATGCTGTCAACAACTTGTGCATTTTGTAATACTGAATTGGTTGTCAAACTAATTGCACCACTGCTGATCACTCCAGTGCCGGCTAAGGCAACTGTCTTGCCTTGTGGTCCAGATCCATTAAGTTTAGTCATATTGGCCAATGTAACAGTACCCATTGGTTGAGTCGCTTTGTCAAAGTTGACTTTGCCGCGACCGCATACATCTGCACTACAGCCTGGCATTGGAGTTGCTGTATTCAAAACCAATGACACAATTTGTTCTGGTTTTAATTGCGGCCACGCCTGTTTCATCAACGCCACACCACCGGACACATAAGCTGTGGCACCACTTGATCCAGTAACCGGTATAGCACCGCTTGTGTTCAGTTCTCCTTTGGCATCTTTGAGTCCAGCTTGGTTAGCAACTGATGCATACATTTGCATACCTGGTGCAACAACAAAGAAGTCCTTTACTAGATAGGGATCGTTGCAAGTTGTTCCAACAATGTTGGTACATATTGAACCAGCCTTGTTAGACGATTTTGCAATGTTACCTGCTGTATCTGAGTAACCAACAATTAGCATTTTGCCGCCAAGTACCAAGTTACCTTTGCTATCAACCTGAGTGGCAAACATTCCTGGTACCTGTGAGTATGCAAGTCCTTGGTTGCCTGCGGCCGCTACAATGATGCTTCCTCTGTTGGTACCTACTGCAAATGCCTGTACATCACTTGCACCATAACCATAAATTGAATTGTAAGCGGCAGGTGCTTTGTATAAGCCTGGTGCCATTTGTGTTACAGTCTTTTGCCAAGTTTGATCAAAGCTGGCTCCAAGACTTAAATTGATTACTGTGGCTCCATTTGCGCTGGCCCAGTCAATGGCTTGTCTGACTGCGGTAAAACTAACACCCAATGAGTTACCGCCTTGCCCAACTTGGGCCAATAATAGCTTGGCGTCAGGGGCAACACCGACCGTACCCCCGCCATTCCTATTTGCCGCGGCAATACCGGCCATCATGGTTCCGTGATGTCCCCATGTTACAACCGAGTCTGGCTTGATAAAGTTTTTACTTGCAGTTACCTTTCCAGCAAGATCCAGATGCGTTAGATCAAACCCTTGGTCTACAATGGCAATGGTTGATCCCTTGCCAGTGATGCCTCTACTCCATGCGGCTGTTACTCCACCTGGAGCCAACATAGTTGATATTTGTTTTGCCTCATAATCAAGGGCTTTAGTTTGAGCGTAGGCGGTACTGCCTAGTGCCAATGCAATGGCCAATGTAAGTGTTTTGAGTTTCATGTTTATTCTTAAACAGATTTGGAAATTTTAAAACCTTCAGACTTTAAAAATGCAATAGCATCTTTAATCTTAGTCTGCTTGCGCTCTACTGCCGCAATAGCTCTTACTGCGGCTTCTCTAGTCTTGCCACCTACCTTGGTACCAGTACTAGTGTGGACACCGCGGAAATGTGTAGTGGCGTCAGTAAAGGTTCTTTCTGTGTAGCCATACATGCAAAATTCTGCGCTGGCCTGTCCCATTGGCAGTTGGGGTTTAGTGCTTTTACTTGGATATTTGGCAAACCAATATTCTTCAAAACTACCTTTTTTAGGGACTGTATTTGCTGTAGCCATTTGATCTCCTTGTGTATGTGTGTATATCTATTATACTATTAAACAGGCTTGTTATCAACCGAAATCACGGATCCATGCCTTTAGGCCGTTGGGATCTGTAGTGGTGTCAAGATACTCTTGCTCTTTGAATACACGATAGCCGTAAATGGCAAGCTTGTTGATAGCCTCGCGGATTTCTTGTGCGGTAACTTCAAAGTCATCCAGACACTTCTTGCACTCTTTTACTGTGGCGGCGGTTACCGTTAAGCCTGAAAAGTGGCGCACCTCATAGTGCTCAAACGCCTCATACCATGAGTCAGTATCCTCATCATACCCATCATCATTTACTAATTGGTAGATACCAATGTTCTTGTAAACTACCATGTCTCCACGAGTGATCATTTGAGCTCCTTATGTATGTATGTTTGTATATTATACTATTAAACAGGCTTGTTGTCAACCAATCTACGGATGCGGTGGGCCATGTCCTCGGGTGTATCACCTTTACCAGTAAGCATGAAGGCCTCATACTCTACCATGTCTGCACTTTTGAACTCCAAGTCGATGCCCAGGTTCTTGAACACAAGGTTCACTTGTTTAAGGGTCTCAACCACTGTGTCGTGTACAATAGTGCAATGCTCGTTTTCAATTTCGTCATTGTCGTAACCGATATCTTCTAATATAGTGTTATAGGCACACTGGTCGTCCATGATACAGAACTTGCCAAAAGCCTTGTTAAGTTCAGGATCATCAAAGTCCTCAATGCCCTCACCAATGTCATTTGTATCAATGCTGTTGAGGTGCTCTTGTTTAGTAAAATTACGCATTTTAAACTCCCTTTTGTGTTGACATGTATGTATTATACAAGCTTTTGAGCCTAAGGTCAACCGTTTTTCTGTTGTTTTTATGCTACAGCCACAAAAAAGCCCCAATTAAGGGGCTAATTTGTCTAATTTTTAAGCAATTAGAGTGTGATACCCAAGGACTGAGCCTTGTATGCAAGTGCAACTAGACGACGGCTAGCTTCACCATGGCGGTATTCAGTAACCTGAACGCCATTGCCGGCTTTGCGGCTGTTAGCATAGATAGCATGACCGCGTTGACGGATTACGCTAATTGTTGCAGTTGGATTGGCAATGCCAAAACGCTTGCTGATTGCGGCTTCAGTTAGTGTCTCACCGTCGAGCACCAAGGCCTTAAACAATTTGTATTGTTTTGTATCTTCTTTAAACTTCTTTAACATTTAATTTTCCTTTATGGATACATCACTTTGTGATGGTATTACAATTATAACAAATAATCTTGTCTAGGTCTAGTGTGTCTTTATCCAATTTGCAATGAAGTTATCCGGATTATAGTATTCCATAATATCAGCTTGCCCTTCTTTAAACTTGGTCATATCCTCAGTTACCAACGCCGCCATTGGTTTGGCATAATATAATGTACTAGATGGATGTTTGATCTTGTGGACCATATAGTCATGGTCGTTTGTAAAATCAAATATAAACTGTTTAGGAATATTTTTTAAACTGGTCATATCATCCATTGCAAAGGATTGGTCTACTGACCAGCGTTGGAAGTCAGCTGAAGAAAAGAAGGTGGTATAATTTGTATCACTGTTAAATCTTGGAAATGTTTTTGCAACGCCCACTTGCCATTTAAAATTGAATCCATGCCACCAGGCCCAGTTAAACATTGTCAACACTGGTTTAGGTGATTTTGTTATGGTGAGACTATAAATGTCAAACCAGCAATCTATGGCCCTGCTGGAAACTCCACGAGCTGAAAAAAGCAAGCTAAAATTTTCCTTGTTAAACGGTCGATGTCCAAACTCGGATCCTAGTGTTCGATATATGGTTGATGTCATTGGAGAACCAAACAATTGGTCAGCATGTTCAGCAGACAATAATAATGAGTTGCCAACACCAGATGTTGTTATGCGTAATATCAACTCCTCGGTTGATATGCCTTTTACCTTACCACAAATAAACTTCTTGTAAAACAAAGGATACTCACGGATGCTGTCGTTGTTAAAGGCAATTGTTATATTAGAATAGTCATTGGTAGATTGTAAAAATGCACTTACCATTGCTGTGCTATCAATTCCACCTGACCACATTAGTATAAGTGGTTGGTTTTTTTCTAAAAACATTTTGGCAGTATTGGTACACGCCGTGTTAAAATCGTATACAGGTCCTGGCTCTACAAATTGGCATTCATCTAAAAGTTTGTTATGCCAAGGTAAGGTAAAGAGACCAGTCCTATCGACTAACCAACTGTCTGCATCCATCCTATAAAACTCTTTGAATATGTTTATATCTTCAAACGCTGTTTTTAAAAATGGATCTTTTAGAAAGTTATTATAGGCATAAATCAATCTCATAATGAGGCGCCCCTAAGTTCTACTTCCAGGTCGATACGAACCAATTGTAATATACTCTGTTCGTCATTGAGACAATTAATCTTGTTTACATACTTAAACCATATTGCATGTAACCTTGATACTATTATGTTTGTTGATGAAATTTTGTTTGATAAAATGTGAAAGGCTTCAGCTGAAGTAACATCTGCAATTTCCGCCCATTCAACAATCACATCGCTGTATACATTGTTATCAAAGTCACATTTTGCTAGTTCGTTTGCCAAGAAAGGTACCAGGATACCATCCCCTACAAAAAACTTTGCCCTTGCAAGGTATCTTTCAATTTTTCGTTCCAGTAGCCATAGTCCTAAATATCTGATCTTGGCTAATTTTTTCTTTTCTATCCACTCATCTGTAACAGTTTGCATAGGTAGCAAATCAAACATGTTACCTGGTGGTAAATCAGCAGTGGCCTTCCCTACATTACATTCGCTTGCAATAAGTGCAATTGTGCTAGACCTTAATAAAATATAATTCTCATCCAGTCTAGACTCTAGTCCGGTGCCACTTAACTTATTGAACCCAGGTGCGAATGTAGCGCACATAACAGAACTATTTGGGATGCCATCCGACAATGCATGAGCCACTGGCAAACTTATGCAGTGGGAAATCACACCAAATGTTTCTTGGTCTACTAGTAGATTGAAAACGCTTTTTTTGGAAAATGTATCTAACATATATAAAAGGGGCCGAAGCCCCCCAACTTATTTTGTTGTTATAAACGAATAAAGTTCGTTGGCCTTGGTCTTAATAACATCAGGCGTAGGAAAACTTGGTAGGCTGGGTTCTGTTGGGAACTCAACACTATCATATCCCAATCGGTCTGCCTTGTTACGGGCAAAGTCAATTGCTTGCTGGTGATGATTGTTAAGAACATCTCGCTGTGAGTAGAAGTCTTGTTCGGCCATTTCTTTGGCCATTTTAAGAACTTCTAAGCGAATTTGATAGCCGTTCGCGGCTTGAGGTGTATTCATTTTATATCTCCTGTGTGTGTTTGCAAAACTATTGTCTGCAATGTAGTTAGTGTGTGCAGTCAAGAGAAAGCCACCAATTAAGGTGGCTTTGGCAGAATCTAATTCTAATTAGAAACTACGAGTGTAGTTAACAGCTACAACATTTTGCTTTGAATCGCCTGTTACTTTATCGTAACGAACGCCAATTGCATCTTGCTTGGTAAACGCATATGAAATACCTGCACGAACTGTTTGAGTTGTGTCGGCATTTAAACTAGCATCTTGCATGGCACTACGATAACGATAGCCAACTTTTGCAGTTAGGCCAGTGCTACCAAGTGGTGCAGAAAGACCTGGCTCAACTGAGTAGTATGCAAAATTGCCAGTGGCTTTGTACATCTGGCCAACTGCAACTGTGGTATATCCACTTACTGGACCAAGTAATTTGGCCTGTGCGGTTACACCAGCTTCTAAGCGGTTAGAAATCGCATTAGTATTGTCAGTTTGAGTATTTGACACTTGGAAATGACTAGAAAAGTTTGGTGTGATATTACCACGGACTGTCAAGTTCATATTCATTGCATCATTGCCTGTTGAGTTGTCGATGCTTTGACCTTCAATAGTTACTGATGCGGCACTTGCGGCGCCACTTACTAATGTAATTGCTAAAATAGCTAATAGTTTCTTCATTGTTTAAGTTTCCTTTTGATTATGCACAGCCAACTGCTCTGTGCTGTAGATACTTAGCAGGTGAATAAATGGGGAGTATTCCAGACTAGTCACCGTAGTGTGCTCTTACGGGTTTCTTAAGCATGACTTTTATCAGGTTGTCCAAAAGATAGGGAGTACAATTGTTTCCGTCCATGCTCACATCCATAATCCTACCATCTACACCACATGGTCGGGCATGTAGGTGTCCGTGGAAATGGATAGACCCTCTGTGCATCTGATCCCATTCCCACATAGGATAATGGAACAGCACGATATATTCACCTTTGTAATTGAACGCATGATAGTCATATACTTCTGTGAAACAATTTCTAAACATTCGTTCTTTCAAATGTTTTATATCATGGTTCCCTGTGATTAGTATTTTTTCTCCGTGACAGCGATTGATAATTCGAGTTGCCTTTTGTACATCTCCAAATGCTACATCACCTAGGATGTACACTTTATCAATTGGACTTATCATATTATTCCACTGACTAATGATGACTTCATTCATTTCATCAGTGTCAGCATATGGTCTGGTACTGGCGCAGAACTTTAGAATGTTATGATGATGGAAATGTATGTCACTGGTAATCCAAGTTTTACTTTCAATCATTCTTGTTTTCTCAATCGATCAATTTCGTCTGCGGCTTCTTCCAACAGGTCGGCAATTCGATCCGGGGCTCCTTCTTGTACACTCTTTCGAGTTTGAATTTGCCTCCGGATCTCTGCTCTTTTTCGTAAACGGTATACTAGGTCTTGTTCGTCAATCATGTAGACACACTTGTTCTGGCCTCAGCCATTAATGTAGCATCGCCACGAGTTAACACTTCCAACAATAACCGCTTTTCTTCCAAGTACACTTTTGCAAAGGCAACATCTTGTGCCACGATGCTTCGTGTGTTAGAGATCAAGTCTGCCAACTTTACTGTTTGTGCTTCTGCTGGCGCACCAGCAGTATGTGCTCGGTCAATTGCTTTGCGGATAGCACGGTTGCCTTGCTCAGGACGACTGACATCAGTTAACCAGCCAACCAACTCAGCAACTTCTGAGCCAAACTCGGCACGAATGATTTCGTTGGTAACGCCTGTGTCTTCAACAACATCATGTAACCAAGCGGCCGCCAACATTTCAGGAGTGTGTGGTACACTGGCAACAATGCTGGCTACTTCGGCAGGATGCACAATGTAGGGTTCATTAGTGTACTTCCGTAATTGTGCGACAGCCGCATGGGCCGCTGTAGCAAAAATTCGGGCTCGTTCTACTAATTCCATATGATTCTCCTGTTTCATGTACTATTATAGCATAAAGTAGACAGTGAAGTCAACCGTTGTAAAAATACAACAAAGAGAAACCCGCCGAAGCGGGTTCTGAATTTCTGTTACGAGGTATGTCTTACCCTAAGCGGAGTTTAGGCCACTAATGCGAACTGTGAGTCGTTTGCGGTTACTTTTTTTGCTTCTACGACCGGGTTACCCCAATCCTACGGCTTCTGCTTTGCCGAGCTGTCCACTCTGTTACTTGTTGCCCTGTCGAATCTAGATCAGGCCCATCATAAGGAATCTTTTGGTTTTGATCAGAGATAAAGATAGCCCCGATACTGATTGCATAGATTTTTCCATGCTTCAATTTCGTTGCTAAAAATTTTAACTGATGTATCCCAATTCATTTTAAACTTCCTTATGGTGGACCTGGGGGGATTCGCACCCCCGTCCAAGACACTTTTCTCTTTGCTTCATACAGCAATAACTTACAGTATATACTTATTTGATTGGGTTGTCAAGCTTAGATAAACTTAAACAATCCGTAAACAGAACCATTTTCGTTACTATATGCAAGATAATCACAGGTTTGAGGATCATTGTAGTTTGAACCAAACCATTTTGATTGTCGTTCTTGTTCCGTAACATCAACCCATGTACCATCACCATCAATCACTGCACCTTCGCTGTCTCTGTTTAGTACCCATTTTTTTGTAACTATGGTTTCTGTATTATACCACCATACTAATTCTGTTGGTATCAGCGGTGGAATGTTTCCGGAGTAGATTCTATTTTCTGCGGCAAAGTATATGTTGGTACCAAACTCGTTGGTAATTCTTCTTTGGTAGCCTTCATTCCCTGGAATGCCGTTGGCATCTTCTAGCAGTTCTGCTGTTTCAAGTCTGCTTAATCCTAGATTGAATTTTACTACCTTGCCATCCCCTCCAATCATTGGTTTTAAATCTGTTCCTACTTTACAAATATAAAACTCAGGTGCAACTGATTCGGGTATTAAAATTAAGCGTCCGTTCTCATCTTTTATTAAGTTTCCATCTTCATCTTTTTCAAATTGTAATCCATTTAGTTCGGCGCTTGGAATTGATAGTATGTGATTATATCCTCTGTGCAATATAATCTCAGGATTTTTATCTAGGTAAACATCTTTACGACCATTGACCACTTGTTCACTTTGCACTCCTGTTACAGCCCAACAGTTTCTATCTGCAATCCATACAAAGTTGAAATTTGTCACTGGAGGATCTATTGTTGCATCGGCAGCAGGGTCACCGCCATTATTCAGTTCATCGCCAGAAATTGTGTTTGCATCATAACCTATAAACTTTCCGCAATAGTCGTATAAGGGTTCCAATTGTGCAAAGTAAGGATCCTGCGGTGTCAATGCCGCAACTGCCAATGCATAAACATCTGGACCTACTATGCCTGGCCAAATATTATTAGTTCTAACACCGTTAATATCTGCAGGATAATTTGCTGTTTTTCCCAAGTTGGATACTATTGATTGTGCTTGTGCTGTTGCATCTTTCAAGTTGGGGCTAGTAACTGGCGGGTACGGTGGATTCCATTGAATTGCCGGTGGTGGTGCAAGTGTTACCACCTTCTTTTCTCCAGCATATGGCTTGCCGGTCACTAGATTTGTTTTGTGTCTAAAGTCAGGGAATAGCTGTCTATTGATTGATTTGTCAAGTGCCTTCCTAACTCCTTTCAATCGTTTTGCAAGGTCATTGATTTTGTTCCCTGGTATGTCAGCCATTCGGCCTCCACGCTTTTGAATACTTCCAAGTATGCTGTCGGGATTGTATCCTTTACCAAGACTCAGGCCACCGGCACCGTCTATACACAATTGTGGTTTTGTCAATCGCCCAATGTCATTTAGAATGCCATTCATTTCAGCAAACTCGGCATCGATAACTTGACCTAATACATCAGGTATTTTGGGAGCCCTGAGTGGGATGGCGCATAAACCGTCAAGTGCTAGCAGACTTTGTACTTCTGCAATTGCGCCGTTTACTCTGCCTAGCATTTCTTTAACGCCAGATAAATCTTCTAGTGCTTTTAATTGATCTTTTAGACCACGCAGTTCATTTTGCAAGTCTTTAATTGTAGGCAAGTCGGTATTTTCAGCTATCAGTTGATCAAGGTCTGCACTGATACAAAGTAGTGGGCCTTTGAGCATGTTGCTAAGGCCACCAAAAAGGATAGCGCAAATGATATCTTTGATTGGTTTGTTTAAGATGCCTTTGGTTGCGACCTTAACGCCTGGGATAATTGGAATGTCTGCCATGGTGGATTACTTATACTAAATCAGAAGGGAGGCCACCGCCTGACCTGGCATGCCATGTAAATGGGGCTTTACCATTTCTAGTAACACCAATTGCTGACGCCGCATTTGATGAACCGCCTAATGCCACATGTGTCCATGTGCCTTCGTATAATAACTGGCTAAATGGCAGGCCAGATGATCTTATAAATTTAAAAATTGCTTTGGCACCTTCAGCGCCACCAAGTGAAAGGTCAGCGGCACGGCCCCAGGTATGATCACCACTGCCACTACCACCAAGTGAAATGTCAAACGCACGGGTTCGATATCCAGAGTTTATGTTTATAGCTGGAAATTGTGCTTTAAGTGGATCCAGCACTTGTTGGCACAACTTTTGCCAATTACATGCAATTTGTACCGCTGGACAAGATCCTTCTCCGTCTTTGGGTTTGTATTTCATTTGGGAAAATCTAAAACTTTTGCTACAGCCTGTGTCCCACTGTGCGTCTGTATATGCTGTACAATCAGTTAGATCAACTGGTGGTGCAGGGGGCGGATCTGGACGCTCGTTATCGCCACCGCCACCTGTTTTTTTCTGGTCTTCTGCGGCCGCAATATGGCCAGCAGGAGTGTTATCGTAATAAATTACCCCGCTTGGTGTTTTTTTGCGGCCACCCTGGCCTGGTGAAGTTGCTGTACACATAATGAAATCTCCCAGCTATTTATGGGAGATTTCATTTTAACCTACATACACATCCGGACTGCCATCTTCTCTAGTGTGTCCGCATTCGTCTTCGTCCCCTTGCCTGTTAACGGGTATTCCGTTAATAAAAACACTAGGACTACCGTTTGCAGTATACGATTCTAGGTGTAAATCGTGCGCTTCTACAAAACTTCCATCAATTGCAATTAACAGGCCATTTGCATAAACAGTACCTTGAGCAATATCTCGTATTTCTCCATCACCGTCATTGATGTCACCTAGTCGTTGCACTGGTCTTGTCATATACGCATACCTTGTGGAGCAAGTGCAATGCCGCTTAATGCTGATGTATATTGGTCAGCAAGTTCTTTATCTGTATTTGCTACACACACTACCAAAGCCTTGTTGATTTTTAAATCGCGGGTATTGCCTGGATTAACTGTCATAAGGTATGGTGTTAGTGCCGGGCCGCCTTTGGGACCTACGCTAAGTGTTACTGGACGATCAATGACATAAGCGCCACCGTCTTCACTTGTGTAACATCCAATGAGTTCTTCTCCAGAACTCATTTTTAGCGTCACTACATCTCCAGATTTTTTAATATCAAGTAACATTATTTTCCTTTAAAAATTTATCTATACTAAGACTACTTCCAATGTGTTGGCCTAAAAACCAAAACTGCGGAACAAGATTAGGATTATGTCCCAATCGATGTTCCCAAATTTTAAATACTTTTCTGCTTCCTATTACATTTAAGTCGTATACATCAAACTTAAATCCTGCATCAGCTAACTTACGCAATGCTTCTTTACAAGCAGGGCAAAATTGCATTACATACAATTCACTAGTATCAGAGCTTAAATCCAGCGAAGGTGTCTTTGTTAACATCCTGTTTGATTCCCCCGATTACATACGACTCGATTTCAGTTTCTTGAGGTGCAACTTGCAAGCCTTTACTACTTGTCCAATGATCCATCCAAGGTAAAGGATTATCATTGGCACTACGATCATACCTGGGTTCAACTCCTAGACCTTTAAGTCGGCGATTGGCAATATGTTCCACATACTGATGCAGTAGTTTCTCATTGAGACCTACAATAGCACCTTTGCTAAAAAGATAGTTTGCCCAATCTTTTTCTTCTTCAACAACCAGATCGTAAATCTCTCCAATGACGCCAATGTTTGCATTTGCAATTTCTTGCATCTCAGGATCATCGCCCTTTAGCCAGTTTTTAATAACATGGCTGGTAATACTTAGATGTTGACTTTCATCGCGAGCAATCAGGCTAATGATCTTGGCAGAGCCTTCCATCTTTTTCAATTCACCAAATGCAAAACTACATGCAAAGCTTACATAGAAGCGCAAGGCTTCGAGTGCATTGACATTTACCATGGCCAAGAACAGTTTGGTCTTGACATCTCGCATTGTGCCTTTACCTGCAACGGTAAATTGCTGAGCGGCATCAATGAACTCATCATACGCCTTGGTCACACTCTTGGCACGAGCAATAATCTTTTCATCGTCAAGCATGGTGTCAAACACTTCGCTTGGATTGCTGTAGATGTTCTTGATAATGTGTGTATAACTGCGACTATGAATGTTTTCAAAGAACTGCCATGCGTTCATGCAACCTTCAAGCTCAGGCAATGAACAGTAAGGCATAAATGCCATTGCCGGAGCTCGGCCTTGTACGCTGTCTAATAGAATTTGATATTTCAAGTTAGCAGTAAAAATAAACTTTTGTTCTTCGCGAAAGTCCATATAATCACTGCGGTCCTTCTGAAGGCTAACTTCTTCGGGGCGCCAGAAGTATCCCAATTGTGTCTGCGTTAACTTATCAAAGACAGGGTAACGAAATGTGTCAAACCGTTGGGCATTAAGGGACTCACCAAAAAACATAGGTTGCTTGGTAAAGTCTACTTTATTCTTGTTAAAAACCGTTGCTGACATAATATCCTATTAAATGGTGCAGGCTTCACATGATTCAGAATCATCGTCTACTTGTTCTAATTGTAGCACAGGTTGCTGTTCTAGTGCAACCGACTCTTCGTCTTCGCCCTTCATGTCATATGTATTTTGATAGTAGCTGGTCTTCCAACCCATTTTATAAGTGGTCAATAGATCATTGAACATTACACTCATTGGCACTTCATTATTTGCATAGTGCTTGGGATTGTAACTCCAGTTTCCACTAATAGCTTGGTCAAAGTACTTTTGCATTGCGGCAACAATACGAACATAACCATCTTGGACACCTTCTTCATACAAGTATGAGTAGTTGTTTTTTAAAGAATTGTATTGTGGGACAATTTGCTTCAGTGGGCCTTTTTTAGACTTCTTGGTACTCATTGCGGCTCTCGGAGGCTCAATTCCATTTGTTTCATTGCTTGCAACGCTACTAGATTCGCTTGGCATCTGTGCGCTTAATGTACTGTGACGCATACCATGTTCTAATACTTCTTTGCGTAACAACTCCCAATCATAATGCAATTCGGTTCCTAAGAACTCATCAACATCACGCTTGTAAGTGTCAATTGGAAGAATACCTTGACTGTATTTTGTACGATCAAAGAATTCACACTTGCCTTTTTCTTTTGCCAGTTGTACACTTGCTTTAATCAAGTAGTATTGGAATGCTTCTGTTAAACGGTTAACTGCTTGTGCGGCTTCGCTGTCGCTGTATTTTAAACCCTTCTTAGCCAGGAAGTGTGCCAGTCCAATGTAACCAATACCAAGACTGCGGCGAGCCTTGGTACTAAGCTCTGCGGCAATAACTGGATAACGCTGATAGTCAATAATCTGATCTAATGCGCGGACTGCTAGGTCAGTCAAGTTCTTTAAGTCGTCGAGCTCGCGTAAATTACCCACATTGATTGCGCTTAGAATACACAAGGCAATTTCACCTTCGCGGTCATCTAGTGTTTCAATGGGGTCGGTTGGTAATGTAATTTCCTGGCAAAGGTTGCTCATGCGGACTGCATCAAGGAAACTGCTATGACTATTGCAATGATCAATGTTCATAATATAGATGCGACCAGTTTCGGCACGCTCTTTTAGAATGTCGCCAAACAACTTCATTGCCTTAACTGTAATTTTACTTACACTAGGATCATTTTCATATTTTAAATACAAGGGATCAAACACTTCGTTATCGCCAAACGCTTCGTATAGACCTGGAACTTCATGTGGCGAAAATAATGTGATATCACCATCTGATAACAAACGCTCGTAAAAGATT